GGGGTTTATTCCGCAGCGGCAGGGCCGGTGCGAAGGGCGTTCTTATCGAACAGAACGTCCTTGTAGGAGGGGATCACAGACAGTGAAATGTTGAGTTCAGCAGCAGCGGTGCGAATACGAGAAAGAACTTCATCGTAAACGGATTCGCCATGCCAAAAGGCTTCAACCATCATAGCCTGAAATTGTGCGAGAAAGTTTTCAGGGCACATATTCTTGCGGCGAATGTAGTGGGGGATATCGTAGATTTGCTCTAGAGGAAGGCGAGCAACCAAACGATTTTCCAGCATAACAAACTCACGCTTGAGGAATGTAGCCGTTTCGAGAGAGTCAACCTCTTGGTTGAATTCTCCCTTTGACGCAGGGGTAGCCGTAAAGCCGAGCTTGAGCAGTTCGGCGCAGAGCAAGGTGTAAGTAACACCCCAGGAGGCAGGAATAGCAATGAGTGAATCATCGCCGTAAAACCACGCTTTCCAGAGTATAAGTACTTCTTCAGGGCGCTTGAACGAAATGCCGTTGCGGGACGCAATACGGTAGATGGCGAGAGCAGTGTTGCTCTCAAGGTTAACACTATTGATTTGTGCTGTAAGGGGATTGCCGGAGGGATTTCCGTGGAGAACGTCATAGAGAATGTCTAAGATTGAATGGGTTGAGTTGTAGAGACATTTTATGAAGTTAATTCGCATAGTCGCGAATTTGGCTCCATCGTTATACCAACGGTTGATAGCTTCAACGGTAGGGAGGGCATGTTGGAGGTCTTGGGACCAGTCGTACTTTTTAAGGTCGACTGCCAGAAGGATGTAGTTCACATCTTTCCAGAAACGAGACCATGAAACAAGTTCCGGTCCATTGATATCAACACCAACAGCACAGGTTGCACTTTCGGGACGCATTTTCCTGGTGTAATTCAGGGAATGCATCCAAGCTCCGAAGAGCATTCGGCCGATGATCGTGAGATGCATAGGGCCAGCCATATAGAGTCGAGTCATGCAGGCTTCGACTTTGGCCAGAGGGCGGAGTTCGTCTTTGAGGGAGTCAATGAATACAACATTGTGTTCAGTGGACTCAGCGAGGGCATCATAAAGCTCTTTGTACATATCATACAATTCTTGCTTCATTTTGTAGTTGCCGAGTTCACCTTCAAGCAGTGTTGCTTTCGTAGAATGACCATTGCGGACGAAGGGATATCCAGGAGAGGAATCCAAAACCATAGGGGCAATGTTTTTGCCTCCGTTGATCGCTTCATGTACAGTAAGGACACAACGCTTATTTTGAGAAATAAGCATTTGAGCTGAGTGATGAGAGATCGAACGAAGGTCAGCATTGGTAACGGGATCGAATTTCAGGCCTAGAGTAATAGCGGCCTCATATGCATTTCCAAGGGGGGACTTGAGTGGATCGGTGGAGAAAAGGACTGCGGGTGCAGTGATCGGTTCAGGGAAACAGTGAGAGTAAGGGGTCTTGCAGAAAGCTGTACGACGAGCGAGCGTAGTAGGGAACTTATTTTTGCGGACATTAATCGCTGTCTTGGGAAGTTCAAACTTGTGAGGCTTTAAATCTTCTTCAGAGGTGAATCGGTCAACTAGACCTTGGGCCCTTTTAAGGGGGACGATACTTCTAAGAGCCTGTAAGAGCTCTTGTGTGACAAGGGTAATGTCACTAGTAGTTTCATTTCCTGAGGCATGGATACCGACGATATTGCGTGGATTGAGAGATGTGTTGTAACACATTGTGGGCTCTCCGCAATCACCGGGGGATCCTTTAACAGGAAGTGTAACTCCAAAAGTGAAGTATTTGGTACCAGTGAGGTCGTCAATGTACATAAGTCGGCGGACGCCAACAGGAACGAACGTTTTGACAACAACAGGGGTGCGGACATTTGAATAGGACAATTTGTGATATTCGCCAGAGATAGATAAGAGGTCATCTTCTTTGACAAAATGTTCTGAGAGCTCGGGGTATTGGCGAGAACGAGCAGGCAGACGGATAATTGCCACATCCATTTGTTCACAGACAAAGATGTCAATCTCTGTTTGTTTAAAGGTACCGTGGGTGTCTTTGTTGTGGTTTACAGTGAAATCAGCAAATCTTTCGAATGGGCCAATGTTGTGAGCATTGATCAAAAGATCTCGATCTCCAACTGCAAACGCTTTAACGTAGGTAACTGAGTGGAGGTCTTGCAAAATAAGACAGTGTTTTGCAAGGCGAAGAGTTTCATCAACAACTGAGGTGTCGAAAGATTGGGCGTGTTTCACTTGGAATACATTGTGAGACATTTCCAACTTTCGAAGCCGTTGGCGGTTGATGTTGCCGGCGTCGTAGGATACGACTCCTTGAGCACGAGTGACGTGCGGTTTTTGGAAGAACCATTCAAGGAGCATCATTGCTGATATAAACGTACCCACAACACAGACGACAGTGAAGAAACTAATCATCAGTTGTTTGGCACACCAAATAAGGTAGTGTTTTGCATAGGATACAAAGCTGGAACGAGCGAAAGAAAACGCTGTTTCACGCAATGATTCCCACGCGCGCACATACCATTTTGGCTTTTCATCGGGGGGAGGAATCTCCTCGACTTGGTCGCACATAGCTTTTAAGTGATCGCTGTGTAGACCTAGGTTGTACCACTGTTTTGCACAAATTCTTGCACAACGAGGTGATACTTTCTCGTTCCAAATAGGGAGTGGGTTTTTCGAAAGGAAGGCGGTTTCCGTTTTGTTTTGTATAGCAAGCAGAAGTTCATGAACGAACTTTTCTGCATTGGTAGGGACAACAGTAGGGAGGCCGTCAACGACGACAGGTATACGGTGGCTTGTGAGGGCAGCCATACACGCTAACGATTCAGTGGAGCTACA